TAGAAGGAAATGAAGTGGTAATGTTACCAGGAACTAACATCACTGTAGTTAAATCTTCAGGATTAGTAGGATCTAACTATGTATTTGCAGGACCAGGAAAAATGATCTTAGCAGCAACGGGATTACAAGATGAATTAGATAACTTCGTATGGTTTTACGACCAAGGAGCTGATATCATGAAATTCAGAGCAGCATGGAGATTAGGAGTAGGAGTAGGAGAAGTAAACCTTTTCGCTACAAACGACCTAGCATAATCAAACCTTAATACTAGGATCATCTCGGTGGTCCTAGTTTAATTAACCTAAAAATAACACAAACAAATATATGAGTTGTTCAGCATTAACAGGTGGGATATTAGATTTATGTAATGACGGGTTTGGTGGTATTCAAAAGATCTTCTTGGCAAATGGCCCAGTAGAATCTTTCACAGAAGCAGCAGGAGTAGTAACAGCAATCACAGTAGGTGGTTCAGCGTTAGCACCAGCAGATTTCTTTGAATTTGAAGTACCAAGACAAACTTCTACTTTTACAGAAACTATTACACCAACACAAGAAAACGGAACTTTAACGTTCCAACAAGACGTTGTAATGATATTCAACGCAATGTCTGCAGACAAGAGAAACCAAATCTTATTAATGGGACAAGCTACAACTATGGTAGCAGTTGCATTAGATGGTAACGGTAAATACTGGTCAGTAGGATTAGAATTCGGAGCTTACATGTCAGCAGGAACTGCGACAAGTGGTACTGCTTATGCAGATAGAAACGGATACGAAATCACGATAAGCGGAATGGAGAAAGTACCTTCTTTTGAGGTTACTGGATCGATTGTAGAAGCTTAATAAACTAGATTGCACTAGAAATAGAGAACCCTAACTTTAATTAGTTAGGGTTTCTTTGTGTTTACTGGCCTCTCTATACCGGTTGGAGGCTTAAATACCTTTATTATATTACACTAGTAGGATAAAGTTTCAAAGGATCTTGATAATTATGATCTTTATATATAGACTTATTCATCGGCCAAGTTCTAGATCGAACCCAGAGACCGTCTTCTTTAGTACCCCATTCAATAAGTTTATCATTAACTCTCATATGTGGTTGATAATAAGCATACTTACATGTAACAGTCTTCCTGGTTAATACCCAATCACTCCAGGTGAATAACTTTCCATCGATACTATATTTTATATCTGGAAAGATACCGTACTCAAAACTCACCTTAACAATATTGTCTAACATCCAGTTAATATGAGAAGGGTGGTTTGGACCTATGATAGTTGCGTCTACATCAAACGTCAACCAATCTTCAATAACACCACCATAGATCCAAAACTCATACCCTATAAGAAATGGTTTAATCCTGTCAAACCATGCCTGAAACAATGGATCATCCAGAGAGATAATACCATTCCAGTTGGAGCACTGGTAATCACCGTATTTGATTAGCTTTTTAATAGAATATATATCCTATTACAATTGTTGCAAGTTTTATATTTAGATATAGAAACATACAATTACTCATGACTTTATACATAAACAACACAACCGAAAAGTTTTCTAGTAACAATACCGCAATACAGGGTACTGTTTCTTTTGTTTTAACAAGTCAATTCAGTAGAACAGATACTATTATACCAGCAACAATTGTAGTTGATAATGCAAGATACACTGAATTAGAATTAACTTTCCCAGCTACATTTAAAGATGAACATAAAAATGGTGTATACTATTACACAATTAAAAATGATGAAGATATCTTTGAAAAAGGATTAGTGAAAATTATCACTGAACCAGGTGGAGAAAATGGAGCTGTAGAATTTAAATCAACTCCAGAAACAGAAAATAGAGACTCTGTAGTATATTACAGACCAACATACGAATAAATTATGAAAAGACAAATTCCAAAAGAAAATGACGGAGTATATTCAGTAATCGGAGCAAACTTTGCTGCACCTGCACTACCTGTTATTAAAGAGATTAGAAATAAAGACTATATGTTTTATGGTGAAGATAATCTTTACCCTACAAGACTAATTGAAATGTATGATAGTTCAGCAATGCATCATACTGCTATTCAAGCAATTAAAGATGGTATCTTCGGAGAAGGTATTGAATTAATAGGTACAGAGTACATAAACACTCAAGGCGAAACTATCGATGATATCTTTGAAAAGATTACATTAGATTATACAATATACCAAGGATATTCCCTAAACGTTATCTGGAATAAAGAAGGCACAGCAATCTCGGAGATTTACCATCTTCCTTTTGCAAATGTAAGATCAGGAAAGAAAAACGAAGAAGACGAAGTTGAAGAGTATTACTACTCATCAGATTGGTCTAACTTAAGAAAGTATAAAGAAATTCCTTATAGAGCATTTGATAGCATGGATAACAAATCTGACAATGCATCTCAAATCTTTTACTTTTTCTCATATACACCAGGAAATGATGTTTATCCTTTACCTGCATATGTTGCAGCTACTAATGATATTGTATTAGATGCTAAAGTATCACGATTCCACGTAAATAATATCTCAAATGGATTAGCACCTAGTTTATTCATTAAGATGAGAAATGGTATACCAACACCGGAAGCAAGACGTGAAGTTTACAAAGAAATAGAAGACACTTTCAGTGGTGAAGAAAACGCTGGTAGATTCTTCCTTTCATTTAGTGACCCTGAAAATGCACCGGAAGTTACACCTATTGAAGCGGCAAACGATGATTACTATATTACTTTAGAAAATAGAATTTCAACTAGAATATTAAGTGCACATAGAATTACATCACCTGCTCTTTTAGGAATTTCAAATGGTTCTGGATTTAGTTCAGTAGCAGATGAAATACTAGTAGCATATTCACACTTTGAAAATACTGTAGTAGAACCTAAAAGAAAGAAAATAACTCAATCATTTGGTTACATATTAAAACTTGCTGGTTATAACGTTAATATTAATGTTATACCAAACACAATCATTGAAGATTATGAAAAAGATATTTTAATCGAAGATACAAACATAGATATTATAGAATAATGGCAAACGAAACAGTTTTACTCGTCAGCGAACAGAGAATGAAGAATTGGACTGCGTTAGATAATAATGTAAGAATTGATGTTCTTACACCGGCTATCCTAAATGCACAGTCAATATACACACAAGACACGTTAGGAACCCCTTTCTTTAATAGACTTAAAGAAGGAGTATTAAATAATGATTTAACAACGGATGAAGCTGCGTTTCTTAAAGATTACGTGGGGCCTGCGCTCATGCAGTATGCTTTATATCTTCTTATGCCAAATCTTAAATATAAGATGTCAGAAAAAGGTATTGTTAACGGAACATCAGAAGAAACTCAATCAACTACTTTACAAGAATTAAAGTATTTAAGAGAATCTACTTTAGATACGGCAGAGTTTTATGATGAAAGAATAAAAGATTTCTTAAAGGATTTTCCAAACTTATTTCCAATTTATAGAAACTGGAATACAATCGGAATGTCGCCAAACAAAAGAACAACATATTACTCAGGATTACAAACAGATATAAGAAGAAAAACCAATGGATGGATATACCAAGATTGTGGGACAGACTGTGACCCAGACTGTTCAACGTGCCAATAACAAAAAGACTGATCAAAACATCAGTAAACTAAAAACATACTTTGCAAAAAATGAAAGCAAGACTAGACAAATTTTTAAATAACTTTATATCTAAAAAACTTTCAGTATTTGTAGTAGCATGTTTTGGGTTGTTCTCAGGGACTTTAAACTCAGGAGATTGGGTTACTATAGCAGCAGTGTATATAGGGACGCAGGGAGTGATAGATGCTGTATCTAAATTAAGATCTAACAAATAACAAAACAATTATATTTATAATATATGGATATTACAAATTCAATAAGATTATACGCCGAATGTATTAGTGGTGGTGCTATCACAGAACCAACAGGAGGTTCATGGATTAGCGCAATCGCAATATGGCAAGGTAGTACTGAACCACTAAATGCATCTTGGTTACAAAGACACTGTGATAATTTAGGAATTACTGAACCAGTTAATGGTTCATGGTTAATAGCATTAAGTTATTACTATAATGAATTCTTACCAATCAATGGAACATGGGCTAACGCAATCTTAGTAGGATGTGGAGCAGTACCTACTGATTTAATATGGAACTTAACAACTACTGAATGGCAATTAGAAACATCTGATTGGGCAACTGGAACAGCACCTGCAACACCTACATTTGATCAAGATGGACAAAGTATAGCAAATCTAAATCCTACTTTCACAGGAACAAGTCAAGCCTTTTGTTTTATAAACTTAACAATTGATGGAAGTGAGTATGTAAGCCAAGCAGATGCAGGAGGATTATGGAGTATTCTAGTAACTAATGCATTAACTGGATCAGCTTCACCAGGAGCTCAATATGTAGTTGATATAGTATGTAAAGATAGTGCAACTGGATTAGAAAGTATACCATTCGTTGGAAGTGTTGGTATTATAAAAACTACAGAAACTTTAACTCTTCAATTATCAACAGGTTGGTCTCTTTATTGGTATGTTAATGCTATTCAAATAGAACAAGAAGTAACACCTGGAAACTGGACACCAATTGAATATGAAGGAAACATACGTTATGGAACTAACTTTAGTAAATTCTATAAACAAGATCTTGCATACGGGTCAACAACAGATCCTACTGAGTTATTATACACTATGAATTTCCAACAAAATGATGAATTTGCAGGAAGTCAAGGTGAAGACACACCAAGAGAAATTATATTAACTACAGGATTTAATTACAGAATAGTTGCACGTAACTTTGGAGGTACTAGTTATGGACAATATGCATATTACGAAGTATTTAAAGATGGTACAACACCATTTCTTCCTTTCTATAATACGCCAACTAACGCTGAATGGCAAGATGGTTACGTACAACAAACATTTACACTTTAAAATAAATAACAGAAAATTATATGGCAACATTAACTAACGAACAAATTAACTTAACCTACCCAGGTCTTATTAAGACTGCAGATAATGCAGGTTTAGATTTAACAATTCAAAAAGCATTAACAGATGGAGTTGGTAATAACTTACCAATGACTGCAGCACAAGATGGAATTAGCTTTAACGGAGGAGTAGATTTCGCAGGAGCAACTATAACAGGCTTATCAGCTGGAGGTTTAGTCGCAGGAACTGGTACTAGCTCAATGAAGTCGGCAGATTTCTTAACAACTAACGCAGGATCAGCATCAGCAAACAATACTATATGTCTTGGAAACGGTGGAATTGCAGACGGACCTGAAGCAATCTATGTCGGTTCCGGTGGTCAAGCTGGACAAGATAGTATTGGTATTGGACAAGGAGCAATTGCAGTAAATGGACCAGCTATTGCAATTGGAAGATCTGCAAGAGCAGTTGGTTCAGTAACATTAGCAATGGGTAACGCATCTACAGTTGAAGCAAGCCAAGCTATTGGATTATCTGGAGAAAACATTACAGTTACTTCATCAGCAATAAGAGCTGTTGGTATTGGTAGACAAGTAACTATACAAGCATCTAACGGCGTAGCAATTGGAAACTATGCTAGAATCTTATCAGGAGCAACTAACTCAATAGCACTGGCAACGTCTGGAATTGGAATTGGAGCAATAAGTGGACTACATTCGGTTAACATTGCACCTGGTGATTACAATACTAATATTACAGCAGCGGCAGTAAGAGCTATTGGAATTGGTTCTTCGATGGTACCATTAGATAAAGTAACTGCACCAGATGGTATTGCGATTGGAACAGAATCTACAGCAACAGCATCAGGAGCCGTTTCACTAGGTCGTCAAATAGTAGCTAATACAATAGACACTGTATCAGTTAGAGAATTAGAAACACAAACAGTAGGTGGAGGTATTACAATGTACTCACCAAATGGAACAGGTTATAAAATAACTGTAACAGACGGTGGATTACTTCAAACTACAGCAATTTAAACCAAATATATAAACAAATACAAATTATGGCATTACAATTTCAAACACCAATTACTACCGTTCAAGGTTTTCAAGTAGACAACGCATACGGTAGAGTATCTGTAGTAGATAATCCTGCAGGAACACAATTACAAGCATCAGTAGAATTATTTGTAAATGAAACTCTTTACTTAGGTGGAGCACTTTCTTTACAAACAGCTGGTTTAGAAGACTTTTCATTAGCACCTTATAACAGGGATGTAGATGGAGTAGATATTTTAGATTTAGCGCATGATAACTTAATTGCAGCTCTAGCAGCACAAGGAGTAGTAGCAGTAAAATTATTATCGTAATTTCGAAACTATTTAAAAACTAGATATATAATATCTGATTAACATAAGGTAAGCCAACCGAAGGTTATTCATTTTTTTTATTATTTTATTATTATATTTTGAGACCCGGGTTAACGCTCGGGTCTTTTTTTGTCTTTATTTTCCAAAATGGGAAATTCTCCATGAAACTTTGTATATATACTAAGTATAATAACTATACATTAACAAATAAATAATTTAAAACATGGAAAACATTTTTAACAACGGTATCTTTAATTTACCAAACGTATCACCAACAGAGAAATTGGTCTTACTACAAATCTCAACTCTTAAAGGATTAGGAGTAGAACGAGTAAACGTAACAACAAGTGCAAATCAATTAGGATTTACAAGAAACGGATGGCAGAAGATCGCTAAACGTCTAATTGAAAAAGGATATTTACTTAATCCTAAAAGAGGTTACTACGAATTACCTGAAACAAACATATTTTAAGATGGAAGATCTACCAACATACAGCGAATACAAAGCACACGTTGATGCTCTTGTATCACAAGGTGAATTATCTTTAGAACAAGGCATATTACTATGTCAATGTTTTAAAGCGACCTTAAATGAGTCCCCTATACATATTAACTATTTAATGCAATGTGCTAATATGAGATGGAAAGAGATTAACTGGACCTT